TGAGGCGGTCGATGTCGGATTGAACCTGCTCGATACTGATGTGACCTTGGACCTTGGACTGCGAAGTCTGAGCAACGCTTTCTTGCACAGCGACCTTGCGTTCCTCGATATCCAGTTCCCGCATCTTGATCGGATCAGGCTGAGGTGCCGGGAGGGTCTTCGGATCCGTGAGGAACAGTTGAGCATCCTTGATCCCAAGCTTCTCTAGGACCTTGGACTGCAGGGCGAAGGCATTCTGCTCGGTGTACATACGGGCCATCTTGGGGTCCTGAGAGAACGCCTGATGTGCCTTCATGTACTTCACCGCATCCTCAGCTTGCGAGGTGGCTCCAAGGTGCAGTTCCACGGTACAGGTGACTTCCTCGGTCCACTCTTCAACAGAGACAGGGACGAAGTTGCCAGCCACACGGAGAACCTTCTGCTGCTTCTCGTTCTGGATGACCAGTCGGTAGACCTCGAGGTACAGAGGCTTGATGAACTGGTTAGCGAAGTTACGGGCCATGATCTTCTCGCGTTGCTGCGAGAGGGACACGAGACCTTCAACCATGCCTTGCGAGTTCTGCTTCGACAGGGCATCCTTATTGAGACCTTGGGACAACTTCGAGACACCAGTGACCTCTTCCTTCTCCTCATCGAGAAGCTGAAGCGTCTGGAACACGAAGGGATTTAGCCCAGGCTGCGGAAGCGGAATGAGGCCATCAGGACGTGTGACGTTGACCAGACCACCAATGCGGTTCTCTAGGAGTTCCTTGGGGTTCGTCAGGGCACCCTTCACAACCATCATGCGGGGGTTGTTGGTGATGACCGTGTGGTCGAGGATGCCTCGGGTCAGGACCGTGCGGGCGTTCTGCGTGGGAATCACTCGGGCCGCGTAGTTCGAACCATAGAACGCATGGGGAACCGGGGTAGGACAGAAGTGCAGGAAGGGCTTCTTCTCTACCTGTTCCTTGTCGAGGATCACCGAACCAGCCGAGGTGACCTTCCAGAGCTTCGTGATGCCCGTACCGTCCATATCGAGGTACAGATAACTCTCGTGAACCAGGACACCCTCGGAAGCCTCTTGCAACTCTGAGTCACTCTCGTCGAGCAAGGACGCACCGATGTCTTGGAACCGCGTGATCTTCTCGGGGTCCATGTTCAAGGTATCGTCCGAACCTTCACCGCTAATCTCAGCGATCTTCTTCGGGTCGTAGCCTGCTTTCTTGAGGTCCGACTTGGTCTTACGGGTTCTATGGGATACGAACTCAGCGTCCTCAATCGAGGAAGCCGTGGAGGTGATCAGGAACTCTTCGGGAGGGATGTTCAGGTACTTGACCTGTGAGCGGTCCACCTTGCGGGTGAGCGTACCTTCACAGAGACCTGTCTCTTCGTCGTGCTCGATCTCGATCTTAACTACGTCAGGCTGCTCCGCGAGGAGGTCCGCCTGTTCGATAGGGATGTCTTCGAACGTCTCTTCAGATTCCTCTTCACACTCTTCCCACCAAATCTTAACGATCCCTACGCGGGCGATAAGACCATCGTGGATCAGTTGGGAGAAGATGTTGTACGAGTCGTTCTGCCTGTGGACCACATAGTCAGCATACTCAGTCGCGATCTTCATCGAGTCGACATCATTAGCCGTCTGCGGATCGAAGGTGACGATCCTATTACCTGCCGAGAAGGTCTCTAGCAGTACAGCCTTAAGAGACTCTACGGCATCGAATACGTCCATCGACACGTACTTACTATTGCCTGCGTGCGAAGGGGCTGGCTTGTTGCCCTGATAGTAATCCAAGACATTCTGCCGCTCATCGGAGAGCTTCGAATCATAGTAGACCGAGGAGGTTTTAATCTGCCGTTCTACAAGGACTGCCAACTCTTCCTTCGACACAGGCTTGAACTTGTCAGAAGCTTTAGCCATTGTTTAAATCATCTCAAAGTAGAAGTCATCCGTAACCGTGATAGGTACGTAGTGACCTTCGTGAATAAAGTTCGCAATCGCGAGGGACATTACGCAATCATCGAAGCAACCCGCTTCTGCCTCGAGCTTCCCATCGTCTTTCACCACGTACGTCATGCACTCCCTAAGGGTGAGCTTGTCGTTGACCGTGATGTCCTCCTCGCGGAATGCAGCGCGGAGCTTGTCGATGATGAGAGGCTTGGTCTTGACCGTAGTACGGAAGCCGTAGGTCACGGTCTCCGCTTCAGTCTGCTTGTCGACCTGAGTCTCGAAGTAGATGTTGGGATAGGCAAGGTCTTTGCCCAATCGGGTTGCGGTTAGGATGCCGTGGTTGTTGTTTTCCACTGCGATCTTGGCTGTGTTGAAGAAGAAGCCAAGTTTCTCTAGGACAGTCGCAAAGTAATCAGGGTGAACCTGAGACCTATAGATGCCCACTTGCTGTTTCTTGCTATCGAGGATCTGAGCTACGGACCAGTCGCCACCTCGGACACCCATGGCAACGTCAGCGCCAATATAGTAAGTCTCGCCGGGCTGGTGGTGCCTATAGAGCATCAGGGATCCTCGGGCGGCCTCTTCGAACTCTTCGCTGATTAGCTCGAGCCTGGAGACGACCTCAGGGGATTTCTCAATGAGACCCTGGAGTTGCTGAGGGTTGAACACAGGGCGACCTGAGGTCAGGAAGGCTTCGTCAGCGTGGCAGGGGTATTCCTGCTGGAATAGCTCGAGACCGTTGAGGGCAATCTTGCGTCGACGGAACATCAGTTGCTGGTCATCTAGGCCATACTTCTCAACTAACTTGTCTTCCTCGGGGGTTCTTTCGAAGCCCTTGGGGACCTCTACTCGATACTCCTGCTGAATGAACCAAGGGATGAACACCGCCTCGTACTCGTTGGTCCCGTTTACTGCGTTCGTCCAGATTTCGTGGAACGGGTTTCCGATACCATTGGCCGTGCTCTCGACGAACACGAAGGTGCCTGGGCTATTCGGAATGGCCTGCGTGAGGCCGTTAATGTTGTCTCTCGCGGTCGCAGGGGGATAGAAGGCAGCTTCGGACAGGTGAGCCAACTGAATGGTTTCACCACGGCCGATACCTTCACCGCCTGCAGTAGCCACCATGTAGGAGCTATCTAGGAGGTCGAATGCGAGTTCTTTCCGTGAGGAATACTTTGTGTGGGGCTTGAGGATCTCAGGACACTGTTCGTGATACCGCTTGGTCATGTCGAACAGAGCCTTGGTTGATTCCCCCAAGTGGGTCATAACGATGGCTTTGGTAGCCTTGTGCTGCGAGGTCCACCAGTAAAGGATGCCTTCGATGATGGTGGAGAGGCCCTGCTGGCGTCCCTTAAGGACAACCACGCGAACCCGCCCTGTGTTATGCAACTGTGTAATAACAGTACGCATAAAAATCTTTTGCGCTGCATTGAGGACGAGGGGCGCGATGGTCCCCTCTTTCGTTCGGATCTTGAGCGCGTGCTTGGCATAAAATTCGAAGTCCTCGAACAGTCGCTTTCGCACCGCTCTTTGATCACTCACTTATGACTCTCTCCAATATTAGAAGGCCCTTCTTCGTTTTTCCACAGCGGTGCCACCCTGCTTTGATGAAGCAGAATCCAGGGTTTCTTGAGGCAACGCTACCCGGATGGACGTAGGTGTAATGCCTGCTATGAGGCCAGAGGCAGTCAGCAATTGCGTCCGCTTGGCGTATGAGTTCGCTGCTAAGGTGCGGGCTTTCGTTACGGAAGACAGCGCAGTTGATGCCTTGTTGTCCACTGTCATCTATAAATTTTCTCCAGGCGAAACATGCGTCACCCTTCTCGGTCCTGAGGACTACTTTCTCCCCAGGGCCGATGAAGAGCTTCCGCTTCTTCTTACCTTCACTGTGATAGGCCGAGTAGTGGCGCTCATACATAGCAAGGCAGGTCTTATCGCCGTCCTTGGTTAGCCACCACAACGGTTCTGTCACTTATCCAAATCTCCTGCGATTTCACTGAGGAAATCCTCAGCCTTCTTAACGGTCACGTTGGTCTCCGCTGCGGGCTTGGCCATCGACCACTCAAGGACCGTGCGTGCGAACGCAAGTTTGTCCTTGGGCAGAAGATCCTTGCGGCGCATTTCGGTGACCACGGTTTCAAATGCTTCCCGAGCCGCTGCATCCTTCGGGATCACGATTCCTTTGTCTTCCATAGCTTTCACAATTACCTTCGCCTCAGCCGCAGCCTTGGCAATCATTTTCTGTCGACGATATGCAGAGAAGCCATCAGTGGCTCCCTTGGGACGGCCGCCCTTACCTATGGCTAACTTGCGCCATTCGGCCATCTGAGCACGTCCCTCGGGTGTCTTAGCTAACTCCGCGAACCCCGGCGTCTTTGACTTTGGTGTTCCCTTTGGTCGGTTTGCTCGTGGCTTTTTCTGTTGCTGCTCCAAGAGTTCCCTCCAGTTGGGTTACACGTTCACCAATCGAGCGTTGAATCGCTTTCAAGGTGGCGTCAGCAGACGGGTAGAGGCCTTCATGGGGGAGCCGAAGGAGAACCTCGGTACCAATGACTGCCTTTTCCTTTTCGGTTAGAAAACTCGACGCGTAGACTTCATCAAACGCCGAGAGTAGGGACAACATTTCTGTTACTTTCATTTCTTAGGACCATATTTGGTAAGCGGGTGCACCAATTCCTTGATGAACTTGGCTTCCGTAGGGGTTGCGGACTGCAGGCGACTCTGCACGAGAGCTTCCTTAGCGGCAGTGGTCCTCAAGTTCGCCACTTGTGACGCGAATCCTGCCAGTTCATCCGTAGGGGCCTTGGATACAGCACGGTCTAACGCCGACCCTGCCTGACGTACGGCCTCTTTATATGCGATAGGATTACGGACAGCCTCAGTTGCACTGGAGAGTGCACCTTGGGGACCTTGCATCTGCTTGCCGATGTACCCTTGTTCCTTGAGGCCCCTGAGACCGTTCTGGACAGCGTAGAATGAGTTCTCGTCAGCGATCTTGCCGGTCCTACGTAGTTCCGTCGCTGCGGGACCAAGTACGGGGTGATTCGACAACGCACGGAGACCAGCGAGGGAATCCTTAGATGTCAGGCCGAGACCCGAACGGCCCCCTTGGAGTGTCTCTTGGAAACCCCCGCCCAGAGGCATACGAGTTGCCTTGGACATCGCGTTGCGGGACGCTTGGGCCTTTGCAGCGAGGTCTGCGGCAGTAGCCTGAGC